CATTATCTTCTACTTGGACTTGCCAAAATGTAGAGTTTAATGTCTTACCACCATTTAAACCACCAACTGCAGATAATAGAGGTGTTCTTTGACCACCGACTTTAAACAATTCACCAGTGAAGTTATTTATTTGTTGGGCATAAATTGGTGCTGATGCACTCAATCCACTTATTTCTGCCATTTTAATCTTCTCCTATAAATTATTACTTATCTTCTTTAAGAGTGTCTATCATACGCAATTTTGCGTTAATAGTATCTCTTGGTTTAGCGTTGGAATCTCTAACGAATTTTGCAAACTCTGCTTGTACATCAACAGGTTCTGCATTTACACCAATTTGATTTAAAGTCTCAACACGTGATTGAGCTTCCACTACATTCTGAGTCATATCAACAGGTGCTGCAGGTTGTGTGGAACTACTAACTTCTCCAAACTCTTTTGCAACAAAATCCTGTATTGCTTCTACTGTGACATCACCTGTATAGAGTTTTGTAACAGCTTTTCCTATTCCTTTATCTGCTTGTAGTCCTAAAGAACTCAATGCATTATTCATGGCATTGGCTTTAAACGCTTTGTTTTCAGCCTTTAGCTTTTTGTACTCATCTCTAAGTTGTTTAATACCATCTGTAGATTCGTCTATAACTTCATCTACTGTAGTTTCTTCTTTTGTTTCTTCTTGGTTTATTTCTTCCATTATTTTCTCCATTTTCTCTAGCATAAAAAATCCCATAACAATAATCGCTAGGTAATTAAAAGGGATGTCGCAAGGGATTTTTGGTACTAGTTGGACACCTTGGATAACCAACTGTTTACGACCCTATATTTTATATGCCGAACTCGTCAGGCACTATATGTAGTATACAATATTTATAATCTAAAGTAAAGGTTTAGATTTAACTTTCTGTCAAACCTGTAACTTGTCCAGCCTGTGTTGTCATTGCTCCAGTTGCAACAGAACTACCAGATATACTTTGTGCTTCTATTGCTGCAATTTCTTGCATTAAATCTTCATCTTTAAACAGTGTTGCATCTAGTACATTTGAAGCTGTACCGACAGTAGTATTTCTATTTTGTCTTCTAGCCATACTTCCTAATAACCTAGCTGTAGTAGCAGCTTGTGCAAATTGTGTTCTTGCTCTACCCAATGTTACACCTGCTTGTGTAAATTCTTGTATTCTTTGAAGTGACACATCTTCTCCTACTTCAGTAGTATACACAGCACCTAATTCAGATGCAGTTATTCTTTTATTAAGAATGTCAGTATTTAAGTTAGGGTCAATAGCTAAAGCTAATATTGATGATTCTTCTAACTGAACTTGTTCACCAAGTTCATTTGAATAGTAATCATTGTATGCTGATACAATATTTTGTTTCATACCTTCGTCCATTCTGTCAAATATTCTACTTCTAACAGTTGTCACTCTACTTATGTATTCATTAGGAGATACTTGATTACCTACCATAGTTGCATATATTTCTCGTCCTTTTTGTTTAGCATAACCACCTAATCCTTGACCAACAAGAGATGCTTTTATTTGTTCAAATCCAGCAACATAAGAACCCTCTGTCATTCTTATAGCTCCTGTTTCTGTATTTACTATGCCAGGAAATACTGTATTATATTCTGGTATTTCTCTCATAGCGGCAGTTGCTGCTGTTTCAGAAGCATCTCCATCTATATATCCTTTTATGTATGCATCAACCAATTTATCTGCATTGCCACCAGCAAATGCTTTGAGCCACGGTAAACGTAAATAAACTTGATTAGGACTTAAATTTACAGGTTCTTCTTCAGAGCTAGATGCTCCTGATGGTGCTGTATAATTAGAACCTCCTGGTAAAGACGCTGCTTCTCTTTTTGCTCTTTCTTCATCTTGAAAATAATTTGCTGCTTCTAGCTTTGCAATTAATTCTTTACCTTCTTCTGTTGTATCATCAACAGTTATAGGTGTAAGTTGGTCTCTTCTATAGTATGAACGTATAGTCATTATCCCATCCTAGTATCTCTAAGCATGTTACCACCTAATGAAGCTGATATTTTTTCTGCCATTTGATTCATAAAATATTCATTTCTTTGATTATAAGCAGATGTTCTATATTTTTTTCTAGCTTCTATTTGTGATAAACCAACTCCTTCAAGAAAAGTTTCATCAAGTTCATCAGCAACTTCTCCAAATGTTCCTTGCCAAAAGTTTTTATATGGACCTACTACCATAGAATAATTTAAATTTTTACCTCCAAACTTTTCTCCCCATATAGGGTCATTATCAAACATTTGTTGCATTGTACTATTAAAAGTACCTTGGTCATTTGCATATAGTTCTACTAAATTATTTTGTTCCTCTCTTGATAAAGCATTCCAACGTGATAAACCTATATATCTTATAGCTTGATTTTGTGCAGTAATACCTTGTGTAAAAGAAGCATTTGACTGATTCCATGTAGGATTATTTAATTCGCTTCTTGGTCCAGAAAATATTTGATAATAACTGCTATCTTTTCCATAATCAAAACCTTCAATTCCTAATACAAACCCTAAGTACTCATCTAGCAAAGTACTAGTTATTTTACCTCTTACTGTTTGTTCAAGTAAATTTTTATATAGTTCTGGATTTTCTTTTTTGAATCCTTCTGCATTTATACCAATGTCATTCATTGCAGTAATAAGTTCATTCTCTTTTGTTCCAAGAAGTTTTGCATACTTTTGGTTTGTTACTGTTTCACCATTTAAATTAAATGATAAAGGGTCATCACCACCAGTTAATACTGTTGCATTTAGAAAATCTAATTGTCCTTGTGTATAACCTGTTGTTAAACCTGCTCTACTTAATTGTTCAGATGTTAAAGAAGTACCTAAAGCTAATGATTGAAATAATAAAGTTAAGCCAACAGCTTCACCATTTATTTCATCAAACAAAAATGGATAAGATGTTTTTAGTTCTTCAAAACCTTCAAATACAAAATCAGAAAAATTATTATTTGCTTGTGGTGCAAACTTACCACCAATATTAAAACCTTGCATTGTAAGACTTGCGTCTTGTATTATTGTTCCTGGAGGAGGTGTGTTTGATAACGCTGGACCTACTCTATCTTCTCCATCTGCTGATACACCCCAATTAGTATTGTATCTATTAGCACTAAGACCATTAGCAATATAAGAAATGTAAGCAGGATAACCAACTAAAGTTGATATATCATAAGCAAAATAAACTACTCCATCTTGTACGTATACATAGTCTGCAACTAACTTATCACTATGAACCCAGTTTGCTAATCCTCTGCTTGGTGCAGGTTTACTTGTAGACCAACCATCTCCTAAATAAAGTTCTAGGTCTGCTCTATCTATTTGTCTTTCTTCACCATCTTTATATATTGTTATCATTTTTGTTCTTCTTTATTATATACTTTTTCCATAAAATCTAACTGTGTTTTTATAGGAGTTCCTACAACTTCTTTTACTTTACCTTTTATTACTTCACCTAGTTTTCTAAAATACTGAGGTACATCGTTCATAGGGTCAAAGAAATCTGATGTCATAGTAATAGTAGGTTCTCTATTAGCTTCTTCTTGTACTCTTTCTGCTGTCCAATATGGTCTTGCATCAGATACACCATAAAGTTCTTGTAATGCTCTAGACCATAATTCATTTGTAGCATCATCAGGTATCATATAGCTACCTACTTTTTTAAATATTCTTTGTACTTCTGTTGGAACAGTACCACCATCATCTGTATCATCATCATCTTCAAAATCAAAATTAGTAAATGTACCCTCTTTGTCTAACCTATTCATTGCCCAATCAGGAATTTCACCATTATATTTTCTAGCAAATTTTTTCTCTTGGTCTTCTCTAATATCTATAGCATTACCTTTAGAAATAAGTTCTAGACCCTCATAAGTTCCTATATCTCCTTCAAGATTACGTAAAGTCCAAGGTCTATTAAAATATACTAATGTTGCATACATTAATTCTGCATCTGAAAAATCCTCAATAGATATATTTGGACTATTTTTTATAAGTCTTTTGACAGTTTCTTCTGCATGGTTCAAATCTAATTGCAATATTTCTATAGCTTTTTCTCTATCAATTTCATCACCTTCTTCGAAGTCAAATGTTTCTGTAGCATTAGTATGACCAAAACCAATAGTTAAAGTTCCATTTACATCTTCATATGCTTTACTTTTAAATCCCTCTAGCTTTTCAATCTCAGCAATTAATTCTTCTGTTAATTCCATATTAGTTTCCTGATTGATTACCGATGGCTGCCAAACTAGCCATAATGTTAGCAAAAGACTTCCTATATGCTGCATCTGCTTGACTCCCTGCTATTACGTCTCCATAAGTATCTCTCATGAAGTTATCAAAACTTGTTGCCATAGCTCCTGGTATATCTATTTCTGCTTCTAATGCTGTAGGTTCAAAGTCTCCAACTCTTCCTTGACCTGCAAGTCCTCTTCTTCTCCTAGCATCTTCGAGTTGTATTTGCATATTTTTTTGCCTAATATCAAAATTTTGTTTTTGTAATGAATAATCTTGTTTAGACCAGAAATCAAAAAACTCTTGTAACTCTCCGTCTGATGCTGGTCTACCTAAACCATCTTGTATAGCTGCTGATATGTAACTACTTGCATTTGTAAAATTAGGTTTTGTGTAATTAAAAATGTTTTGATATGCATTTTCTCCACCATAGTTAGGTTCAAAAGCACCAGTACCATAACCGTAATCTGCTAATGAATCTTTAAAAAACTCTTTTAAAAATACATTCATGTTTGCTGCTGTGCTACCTGGTGCAAGTAAAATACTGTATAAGTCTTCCATAGTCATACCATCACCATTTAAATTAAATCTTGACATAGCAGATTCAATAGCATCTATTGTTCCACCAGGGTTATTATCTAGTACACCATAGACAAATGTAAAAGGTTGTAAGAATCCTGATTCAACTAATAAAAGTTGTGTATCCATAATGTCTTCTGCTGATGCATTTGCAAACAAAGATGTTGCTAAACCTGATTGATATAAAGGCATAGTGCCTTGTGATGTTGCTTCACTATATACATCTAAATCTAATTGTCCAATACCATAGTAATCAAGTTCACCAAAGTATTGTTTTGTTCTTAGCATTGCTTCTTGTTCAGGTGTCATTTCTACACCTGGTCCATACATCATCAATTCTGCATCTGCTGACGAAGCAAATCCTTCATCTATAAATTTCTGTACATAATCTTCACCATACTCTTTATCTATAATTGCATCTAAACCTGCTAGGTACGCCTCTGCTGTTATTTCATTCTTATCTAATTTATCCATTAACTCTTCTGCTGAATCTAAATCTATAGCCATTGCAGCTTCTGTAATGTAGTTAACATCGTATGATTGTTTATTTATATATGCTTTATAAGCTAAATCTGCTTGAGCTGTATATCCTGAAGATATAGCTGTGCCTACAATGTCATCACTTAAATGGTCTAATCCTTCTGGTAGTATTCCTTTTTGATGTAAATCAATTAATACATCTGTGCCTTCTTTTATTATTGTTGCTGCTTCTTTTGCTGCAGGTGTGTCATAAGATAATGATTGATAAACAAAATTAATATTATCTTTTACATTTGGTGGTAACTCATCAAAAGGTACACCAAATTGTGCTTCTGCCCATAAATGATACTGGGCTAAACTTACTTCTGGAACTTGTAAATCTTCTTGTTCTAACTGTCCACTTTCTCTACGACCAAAAAAATCTATAACATCACGACCAAACTGTCTTACAAATTGGTCCTCTCCTAAAAAGAAAATACTTAAAAAGTCATTAAATAATTCAGTATTAAATGTTGTAGGTCTATTTTTATCTGGCAATCTAAATTCATATCCACCCCAACTAACATCTTGTTTAGGTGTATCTTTGCCCAGAATAGAATCTATAACCGCTTGTTCTTCTTCTGTATATTGCTCAGACATTAAATATCTCCTCCATAGTAAGTAACTTCTTCTTCTACTTCTACTCTAAATACATCGAAATACATAAAGTAAAAGTCAGGATTTTCTAGCATAATCTTGTTTGCAACACCCCTAAGATAAGCTCTATACTGAGAGGCTTCCGCTCTACTTAATGTAGCATTTAATCCATACTCTGATTTTATTACATTCATAACTCTTTGTCTTGCTGTAAGGTATTTAATAATTCCTTTTACTGCAGGTAAATCTTTAAGTGCTTTTGTTTCTCCATCAGGCATTGTTATTTGAGTATCTCCATCTCTTTGTACCATGTCAGTTAATTGGTCTATTTTAGCTTGTGTAGTTAAAGAACGTGGTGCTGTAGATGTATCTCCATAACCAGGGAATTGATTCTGTAATTGTAATCTTACAAGATATAATTGTTCTACTCTTTTTTGATATGGTAAGTTAGCAAACATTGGACCATCCATAATTACTCTTCTAGCATGTTCGTAGGCTAAACTGCCTTGTGCTTGTCTTACAGCTTGTTTATATTCTTCTGGTGATAAATCAACTCTATCTCCATCAGAAAATGCTTTGTTCCAAGCCTGCCAATTAAATTCATCTAACGGACTATCAGGGTACATGTAGTATGCAACATCAGGATATTTCTTAAATACATCTTCGTTTAATTGTTTGAAGTAGCCACCTTCATCTGTAAAAGAAACTTTTCTAATTGATTTAGATTTAGAAGTAAGTAGAGCTGTAGGTTCGAAACCAAATACTTTTATAAACTGTGCAATAGCTACAACTCTATCTCCACCAGCTTTAGCTAACATTTGATAGTAAGCATCAGACAATAAAGTTTGTGCAAAGTATTTACCTTCAGGGTCTCCTTCAGTTTCTCTAGGGTCTAAGTAAGCTCTGCCTCCTGGTCCTATTTCATAATCATATTGTAAAACAGCACCTGTAGGAGCTAAAAATTGTATAAATGCTCTATGTAATAAACTTTGTGTAGCTAGTCTTTTAGCTTTTTCTAATGATGCAACTTCTTGTTCTGGTGTTGAATCATCATATGTTTGTGTCATAAACATAGCTCTTTGTATTTCTTTTACTTGATTTGCATAAGCTCTAGAGAACTCTGCATCGTTAGAGTCTCCTGCTACTATAACTTTTCTAAACCAACTAGGTATAGCTTGCTTTGCATAAAACATTGGATTTATCATTTCTGATGGACCATCTACTGGTCTACCATAAGGAAAGAAAACTTTATCAATATCAGGAGTTGAAGGTAACATAGCTGATGCAGGTATCTGTGCTAGTGGTCCAAGACCAGGTATAATATCTCCAGCAACCATATTTAATCCACTTGCATATCCCCTAAGTTTTGTATTTACATTAGGTATCTCTGTAGTTTCTTTTCCTGTAATAGGATTAACACCTAATCCATCTGAATCAGGATTTTGTAAACTTCTGTCTAAATCAAATATGTTATCAAACCAATTCATGTTGTACATTTCTTCACCTGATTGTGGGTCAGTTGTAAAGAATCCTTCTTCTTCATACTCACCAAAAAGACTTGGTTTACGCATAGCCTCTACAGTTCTTTGTACTTTTCTACCAAATAACATTTTTTGTCCTCTTAATAATCTGGACCATGTACCTGCTATTTCAAGATAAACTTCTGCGAAAGGCATTGCTAATCTAAGCATGTCTGTAATTACGTGTCTTTTATTTAAATCGTATAGTAAATCTTTTGTTTCTGTTAAAGCATACGCTTTAGCTAATTCATCAACTTGTCTTAAATCGTCTACTCCTAATAACTTAGAAGCATTAGCTTGTCCCATATTTTCTAAGCTCTTAAGATATTTTCTTGCTCTACTACCAGGTAAAGAAGTACCCATCATATCTTTAGCTTGCTTAAAGACTATAGCTCTTGCACCATCATCTAGATTTGCATACATGTTTTCTATAAATCTCCAATAAAATTGTCTAAAAGCTGGAGAACGAGATAAATCATTTGTAGTAGAACCCATGAGACCAGAGAACATTGTTTCTAATGCTTTGTCATACTTACTAGCTACATCACCTGTCATGTCAGTTCTTGATGCTTTGAAGTGATGTGTGTCACTCCATACACCACTTTTTTGAGTTCTTAACCAATTAGTGTATTTTTTATGCTGTGATTCTGACATTTCTCTATTAAATTTAAGTTTTACTTCTTCACCCTTATCAGTAATTTTTATAAATTGATTATCTGCTTTTGCAATATGTCCTATAAGTTCTTCATCACCAGCTTCTATAATCGTATATTTAATTACATTGTTTTCACTTTTAACAGTAGGTTTTATAGAATTTTCGTCCCATACATTACCAACAAATTTACCATCTGGTGTATATTCAGCAGCTCTGTATCTACCACCTGTTTTATCATGTATTCTTGCAACAATAGAATCTATGTATGAATCTGAATGTACTTTGCTACTTGATAATAAAGATTTAGTATATCTACCTGTTTCATCAGAATTAGATACAAAAGACTTTCTCCAATCAGATAAACTTCCTGGTTTTCCATCCCAAAATTCTTGTTTTATTTCATCAATGCTTCTATTAAATTGTTCTCTACCTCTAACAGGATTAAATTCTATTTGAGCTATTCGTGTAGCTAATGGGTCATCTGCAAGTTGTAATAGTTCTTTTGTTCCTGCACCATAAAATCTTTTATTATCTTTTGTAACCTGTGTAAATCCTCTAGCTCTTTTAGGGTCAAAACCTATAGTCATACCTCTATGTGATTGTGTTAATGCTCTTTGATGTTCCATAGCTTGTTCTAAAGATGCATCTAATATATCTGTACCACCTCTACCAAGATTTAATGTATCTGCTAAATAGTCATCTCTAAGTTTTTGTCTTTGTCCTTTTAGTAAACCTTGTCTTTGTGATGGTTTTCTACCCAGTACCCATGCAAATGCTGCGAATGGGTGTGCAAACATATTATCTAAATCTGCTGCCCACATACGTAATTGTTCTTCACCTACAACTCTTAATACCCAAGCAGGTCTTAAAAGAATAGATGGTTTCCATATTCTCTGCATGTATCCATCGCCAATCATAGTTAACAAACCTTCAGTAATATTTATTACTTCTGTATCATCTGCAGTTTTCTTTACATTTAATCTTGCTTTTTTAACAGCTAACTTAATTGTTTCCATAGCAGTTTTATCTTCTTTTAATGCAAGTTCAGCTAATTCAGCAACTGGTTTAGCTAATAATCTTTCATAATCTTCTGCAGATATATTTCTTGCTCTACCAGATAGTTTTAACATTAAATCTCTCATAGGTCTAAATACTCTTAAAAACAATCTTGCATCTGGCATTGCTATAAAACCTTGGTCAAAATATTCAGATATAAGATGTGCAGTAGCTTTTGGTACTTTATTTACTTGTACTCTTTTTGCTAAATCTTTGTTATTTGCTATTTCATCTGATATATCTTCTACAACTGTTCTTAGTTCTTCTGCTGTATAAAGTGTTTCATCACCAGGTTTTATATTTTCTATTGCATTATCTATTGCACGTTTTACATTACCTAGTGTTATATTTGGTGTAAATACTTCTTGTTTGAATAAAATATCTTCCATAGCAGTTTTAAGTAATCCTTCTTCTGCTTTTGTAAAATCACTTGGACCAGATATATTTAATGTTCTTACATTATTAAATTCTGTAAATCTTTGTATTTCTTTAGCTTGTTCTTTTGTTAAACCTTTAGATAAGTCAACTACAGCATATGGTTTATGACCTTGATATACACCTGGCTTTAATGCTTTTATACCTTTCTCAATAACATGAGTACCATTTTCTAAGAAATTAGCAACTTGTTTCATACCTTGTCCACCCTTATTAGCACCTAAAAATACAATAGTCATATCTGCATTATCTAAGTTATATCTAGAAACTCTGCTTATATCTTGTTTGTCAAGTTTCATTGTTGCAAAATCTTGGTCCCAAAATTTTTGGTCATAAATCTTTTTCATTTCTACATCTGACAAACCTTTAAATTCTGGTACAACATCACTTATATTATTTGTAAGTTCATTTATACGTCCATCAATTTTTGTTCTATCACTAATTGATTTACTTAAATCATCTTTGTATGGTTGTAGTGCTTCATCTAATTGTTGTTTTATTGCTGCTCTAGCATCTGCAGTTGTTGCTTCTGGAAACTCTTTTTTATATGCAGTAATATTTTCAGAATTAGTTTTAAACTGCTTACTTACTTCATCTATTTGTGTTCTAAGAGTTTGTATTTTTTCTGTTATATTTCTAGTTTTAGATTCTAAACCATTAAGTTCTTGTATATTTCTTTGTACTTTTTGTCTTACTTTTCTAGGTAATTTAGATACTTCAATACCTGTTCTTTCTAATGCTTCTTGTCTAGCAACAGATAAGTTTTTTAATTCAGCAGCTTTATCTGCATCTGACATATCTGACAAACCTAGTTCTTTCATTCTTTGTGATACATCAGTACCAGCTTTTCCTCTATAACCATAAGGAACACGACCACCAGTTTGTATACCTATCTCCTCTGCTATATCTAAAGCAGCTTGTTCTACTCCGTCATAATATCCACCAGTAATAAATTCAACTAATGCTTTATCTTCTGGAGTTGTAGTGTTACTAGCGATATCTTTAATATCTTGCAAAATAAAATCTAACTCATCTGTATCAACTTTGTTTGATTTTTTATATTTAGCTAATACTCTTGAAACAATATTTACTGCTTCATCATCTGTTAATTGTTCTGAAAAGTATGTATCAAATGGTAAATCTTCTATTTTACTTCCAGGAAAGTATTCAAGTTCTCCAAGTTGATTAGTAAAATACATTCTTGTTTCATCAATACTTGCCATCCATTTTTTAATACCTTGTACTAGTTCTTTAGGTAAGTTTATATTTTCAAATTTTTCACCTATATGTTTTTGTACATCATTCCAAATATCTAAAATATCATTCATGTTTCTAACAGATTGTGCTTTTGTAATTGTGTCTGCACCTTTTTGTGTAAGTGCTAAATCTGCAAGTTTATCTAATGCTGGTTCAGCAATATCATCATCAATCCTTGCATATCTCATCCAATCTTGTAAATCAAAAAAAGATTGATTGAAATCATTTACATACAACTTTGGTGCAGGAAATGTTTCAAACAATCTACCTAGAGCAGTATTATTTAAATTGTGTCTTATAGCACCAGACAAACCTACGGCTTCTCCTAGTTCTCCACCAACCATACGACCTAATTTAGATGACACCTGACCTCTAAATAATAAAGATGTAGGATTTAACTTTTTAGTTATTTCTCCTGCTTCTATTGCTCCTACTAATAAGTCTTCTACTTCTCTTGTTGTTTTAGCATTTTTAATATTTCTATGTAAAACAGCATCAGCACCACTACTACCTCTTTTACCAAGTAATCTTTTTATTGTTCCATAATCATCAGCTTTAGTTAATTGATTTACAATCTTTCTACCA